TAACCCTTCAGAAATGAGGGGTTTTTTTATATGCGTTTATTTTTTATCTTTGCGTTATGGCAACAAAAACCAACATATTAAAAGGAAATTTATTAGAAGCGCTTGAACAATCATTAGGCGTAGTAACAACCGCGTGTAAAATTGTAGGGTGCAACCGATCAACATTTTATGGTCATTACAATCGAGATTCTAAATTTAGGGCCGATGTTGATGAGCTGCAAAATATGACTTTGGACTTTGCGGAATCGCAATTGCATAAGCAAATTAAAAAAGGAAACACAACAGCTACAATATTTTATTTAAAAACAAAAGGTAAAAAACGCGGCTATATTGAACGGCGTGAAGTTGAAATGACCGCCGAAGTATCAACGTCAAAATTATCACCCGAAGCCAAACAAAAAATTGATGATATTCTAAATAATGAGTATTAACCAAATAATAAAAGAAAAATGCGAAAATTCTTTGTTATTTTTTACGCGCTATATATTCAAAGAAAATACCGGTAAAAAGTTCGAAGCCGCTGCATTTCACGAAACCCTTGCAAACACGCTGCAAATGGTTAATAATGGGCAAATAAAGCGTCTTATTATAAACGTTCCGCCGCGTTATGGTAAAACGGAAATCGCTGTTAAAATGTTCATCGCTTGGTCATTAGCTAAACGGCCCGAATCAAAGTTTATTCACCTATCTTATTCGGATTCATTGGCGCTTGATAACAGTTCAATGACAAAGGAATACATTAATTCCGATGCGTTTCAACGTATTTGGGGAATTAACTTAAAGAAGGATTCACAAAGTCAAAAGAAATGGTACACAAAAGAAGGCGGCGGCGTATATGCAACGGCTTCAGGTGGCGCGATTACGGGATTCGGTGCCGGTACTGGCGGCGCCATTATAATTGATGATCCATTGAAACCCGATGATGCGCTTTCAGATGTAAGACGTTCGTTTATTAATAACCGATACAACACAACAATCCGTTCGCGTGTGAATGATCGAACCGTTCCAATTATTGTAATAATGCAGCGGCTTCACGAAGAGGATTTATCCGGTTATTTATTAGATGGCGGTTCGGGTGAAGATTGGCATCATTTAAAATTACCGGCATTAGATGAAAACAACGTTCCATTATGGCCCGAAAAACATTCGTTTGATGAATTGGAAGCTATACGCCAGGCCGACCGATATACATTTAGCGGCCAATATTTACAAATACCTTCACCGCCTGAAGGTGGCGAATGGCGAAAAGAATGGTTCCAAACAATCAAACGCGCCGAAATGCCGAACGATATTGTATTTGAAATGTATATTGACGGCGCATACACTAAAGACACTAGGAACGATCCAACCGGTATTCAGATAAGCGGTAAAAGCGGCGATAATCTTTATATATTTAAAAGCATTGATAAGTATTTGGAAATGCCTGAATTAAAATCATTTATTACATCGTTTGTGAAATCTTGTGGTGTTAATGTTACGCAAATATTAGTTGAACCAAAAGCATCGGGTAAATCATTAGTTCAATTATTAAGGCGTGAAACGAATTTCAATGTATCGGAGTTAAAAACAAATTTCGTAAGATATTCAAAGATTGAAAGAGCGCGCGCATCATCACCATTTATTGAAGGCGGCCGCGTTTATTTGATTGAGGACAATTGGAATGACGCATTTATTCAACAAGTTAGTACATTTCCAAACGCTAAACACGATGAACATATTGATGTAACATCATATTCAATCGAACGTAACTTAATCAACAATTTCTTTATTGTATAAAACAAATTTTAATTTCGTATTTTTACGAAAATTTTCTTATTTAATTCATTTATGGCTTCATTTTTAGATCGTTTCAAATCAATTGTCAATAAAAGTTCACAAAACACGAATATTAATTATAATAAAGCGATTTATAATTGGTTGGGCGAATCCATTGTTTGGAACCCTGAAAACGATGATTCATATATTCAAGAAGGTTATAGGAAAAACGCAACGATTTATTCGTTGATTAACTTGATTACAAAGGCCGCAACAACGATTCCGTTTCAGATCTATGAAATACAAAACGAAAACGATTACAAGCGTTATAAATCAATGACTAGCGGCTCAATTGATAGCACAACAATACAGAAAGCGGCGTTATTACAAAAGCGCTCATTAGTTGAATTAAGTGATACGGAATTGCACAATATCTTGGAGCGCCCAAATCCGGCCCAATCTTACAACGCGTTTATTACTGAATTAATATCATTTGGAAAATTAACCGGTAACCGTTACATTTACGGCGTTGGCCCAGAAACCGGCCCGAAAGTTGGAAAATATACAGAGCTTTATGCGATGCCGTCACAAATAATGGAAATCATTTCCGGCGGTATTATGGAACCCGTACAAAAATATAAAGTTCAATACAACGGACAATTTGAAATCCCGGCAAAAGATATTTGCCACATAAAAGATTTTAACCCTTTATATGATGGAACTGGTTCACACCTTTACGGACAATCACCATTGCAAGCCGGATTGCGTTCGTTAACAACTAACAATGAAGCGATTCAAACGGGGGTTAAGTATCTACAAAACCAAACAGCCAGGGGGTTATTAATGTCCGATGAAGGTGATTTGAATGAGGTTCAGGCGCAACAGTTAAAAGATAAATTCAGAAAACAATTCCAAGGTTCATCAAATGCCGGTGATGTTATTATTACGCCGAAAAAATTAAGTTGGGTTAACTTTGGTTTAAACGCTTCGGATTTATCATTAATTGAACAATATAACGCATCAGTAAAAGATTTGTGTAATATCTACAACGTGCCGGTTCAATTGTTAAACAATACCGATTCAAGTTCTTACAACAATATGAAGGAAGCGAAAAAAGCGTTATATCAAAACGCGGTGATTCCTGAATTAATAAAAATTAAAGATGAATTAAATCGTTGGTTGGCTCCAATGTATGGGAATAAACTTTGTATTGAATTTGATTTCACGGTTATTCCAGAACTTCAAGAGGAAGCCGACAAAGTTGTTGATCAGTTAGTGAAAGCTTGGTGGATCACACCAAACGAAAAGCGCGCCGTTATGAATTACGGAGTTGATGAAGATGATGAAGCGCTAAACGATTATTTCATTCCGGCGAATTTAATTCCGGTTAATCCCGAGCAAATGGATGCGCCAATTGAATCAATTGATATTGACGTCAATAAGTTTTTAAGCAAAAAATTAGTAACTGGAATGACCGACGTTTTTACGACCGTTGATGAAGCTGAATCACGCGCCAATGAATTAAACGGTTCAGGTTATCACGAACATAGTTTTGACGGCGAAGTTGTTTATATGCCTTTTGAAAATCATCAAGATTATTTAAACGCTATTGATCAACAAAAAAACAGCAATACAACCGAAAAAAAAAATCCAATAAGTAAGGCCGAAACTTTTACAACATACCCTCAAACCGCTAGTAATAACGCTAAACGAATGATTGAATGGCGTGAAAAATACGGTTCTGAAGTACAAGCCGGAACGGCGACGGGATGGCGTAGAGCTTCAATGTTAGCCAATAGGGCGCCATTAGATATTGAAATGTTAAATCGTATTAAATCATTTTTTGCGCGTCACGAAGGAAATCAAACAATTGCGGATCGCTATAAAGATACGCCTTGGAAGGATAACGGTTTTGTTTCTTGGAATCTTTGGGGTGGAACTGCGATGAAAGATTGGGTTAACAAAAAATTAAACGAAATAAACGAATAGTTTGGCAATAGATAAGGAAAAATGGCAAAGGGATTTTGAAAATGAACTTGACAAAGCCGAACGCCGTCAATTATCAAAGGTTAAACGGTACTATAAAACGGAATATAAAAAAGGCGTTGAATCTTTTATTTCTGAAGGTCAAACAAATTTCCAATTATTATTTTCCGAAACTGATTTATCAAAAATATATCGCGATTTATATACCGATATTGGATTGCAATTTGCTAAATGGTACGCTAAAAACTTTGATAAATACATTAAAAAGGGAATCAATCCTGGCGAATTTGTTGACCAATGGATTAATTCATTTGCGTCATTTGGTTCGGCTGTTGGTGCGCAACGCGTGACGTTAGTATCGGGAACGGCTAAACAAACTTTAATTAAAATCACACAACGTTTGATGTCCGATCCTGAATTTATGACGTTAGGCGCGTCAGAAAAGGCCCGTATATTAAACAATCAATTTGATACTTATTCAAGATATCAATCAACGCGTTTGGTTCGTACTGAAGCAACGGCCGCGGCTAACTTTGCAACAATGGAATCCGCGACAACTATATTTCCGGGCGCCCAAATGATGAAGGAATGGATAGCTTCGTTTGATGATAGAACGCGCGACACTCACGCCGAAGCCGGTGCATCCGATCCAATACCATACAATGATTCGTTTATGGTTGGGGGTTCGTTTTTAATGTACCCAGGTGATCCAAGCGGTCCAAGTGCTGAAGTTATAAATTGCCGATGTAGTATTGCACCATTTCCAAAAGAAGCCGCGCAAACAGTTGGTGAAATTGGTGATCTAGGATTTGCAATTGGATCGGGCGGATTAAATACATTTTAATAAAATTTAAAAATCCGTATATTTACAAAAATTTTTCTTATGAATACAATTCTTTACAAAGCGGCGCCGGTTGGTGAATTAATTGATGC